GGGATGCTGAAGAACGTCCTGCGCCAGATCAATCAACTGGATGCGCTCCTGCGACAGCCGGTTGTTGTGATCGTTCTGGGCCTCCATCATCCGGTCTGACATGCCGGTCTGGCTCTTTTCCGCTTCCATAGCCAGACGCGCCTGATCTTCCGCAATCTTGGCGTCCAGCTCCTTGGCGCGGGTCTGGCTATCCATCATGCGGGCAGCCGCATTGGACTTGCTGTTTTCAATGTCGGCCATTGCCTTGAGCATTTCCGGCGGGGGCTTCTCGGCCAGAGACTGCGGAGGCACCATGAACTGCTGCGGGTTGGACCAGCCAAGGGCCTGAAGGGCCGCCGTATCCACCGCAATCGGGTCATACAGGGCAGGCGTAGCCGTCGCCAGTTGCTTGAGAGCCGCAATCTTCATCAGACGCTGCGACTGCGAGGCCGTATTGGGGTCGGCCTGCGGCACAAACTCATAATTGTCCAGAGCCTGACGGAAGGTCTTTTCGTCCCACGCATAGGCCGGGCGCTTGTTGCGCTGCCAGAAGCTCTCGGGGTTTTCGCGGAAGCACTGCACAAGAAGCTGGAACTCCTTGGCCTGCGAGGTGTGCATCCGCTTGTGGACCGAGTTTAGAACCTTGGTCGCCTGCTCGATCAACGCCAGCGTCGTGCCAACAGGCGCATCAGATTTACCCTCGCCAACGGCAACCTCTGAAGTGCCTCCAACCCGCATGCCGGTGTCAGCAATCTGGGTCACAAGGTTCATCAACGCGCCTGACGGCTCCTTGTAGGGGAGCGGCATGATCGCCTGCGTCAGGGGCAGCCCGTTTGTCTTCACAAGGGCCCCGCCACCGGGCGGAATACGGAAGATATTTGTGTTTTGCCTCGCGCCCGTGTCTGCCATCAGGAAGCCGGGGAAATTGTTGTACATGCCCGCGTCGAGGAGTTCGCGCCATGCCGCCGTAATCGCGTTTGTCGTGTTGCCCAAAATATGGAGAAGGCCAATGTCGTAGAAGCCCATGCCGGGGACAAACGTATATTTTACGAATGTCTCGCGGGCTGTCGGCAGTTCCCTGCTATCCTCGTCGTAGTTGCGAACGATAGACAGGACTTCGCGCGACGAAACGTCGATTGTCACGCGATAGGGAACTTCCAGACCGGAAATCTTGCCCTTGTAGCGATGTTCAAAACCAAGAATGTCCAATTCGCAATAGCACTCGTAGATCTCGCGATCCCGGTCATCCGGCTTGAACGTCTCGGACTTGATACCCTGTTGAGCATCAACCTCGCGCTGGTAGCTGTCGCGATCCGGCTCCTTTGGCGTGGACAGGTCTATATCGCGATAGACCCCGAGGATCTGAAGACGCTTCACTGTTGATGGGCGAACATAGGTGCGATGAGTAACCCGCTTGGCGTTAGACAGGTCTGTCGCGTCATTGCTGACAATCAGATCGTCCGCATCCACCGTCTCGCTGACCGGCCTGTTGCGCAGCGGACAAAAGTAGACCTTCTTGAACGCAGTTCCGCCAAAACCAAGCATGAACAACATGCGGTCGGTGTCGGGATAGTATTCTGTTGCGGTCGCCGTCAGGTAATGATTGAGATCGCGCTGGAGCGCGTTTGCCGTCATGTCCTGCGCCAGCGTCGGCTGGTTGCTGTCATTGCGGATCTTGACCGGCCCGTCTGTCGGCAGCATTTCCGAGCGCGCATTGGCCTGAAAACGCAAAACAGCTTCAAGAAGAAGCGGATGGCGCACCCGGCTCATGCCTTCAACCGGGGCCCCGTCAGCAGTTCCCTGCGTGTTTGGAACTTCAATCTTGAGGCCGAGGAGCTTGATGCCCTGCGCGCGGTCCTCAATCCAGTCCTTGCGGCTGTCGATGTCGTCCCTGATCCCTTCAAGGAGATCAGAGGCGATCATGTTCAGGATTCCGGGCTCTATTTCTTCGGCAAGGTTTCTGAACCAGGAAGATCTGTCTTTTTCGTCTTCTTTCTCTTCAATCGGCCTGCCATCCAGAGAAATAGAGATAGAGCCATCTGGATGTTCAATTTCCAGAAGGTTGCCCTTGTGGTCTGAGCCATCGTCATCCCCTTCAATGATCTCTACGACGACATCCTCGCCGGGGATTTCCTCGTCGGTCGGCTGGTCCAGCCGCAGATTTGGGACGAGTCCCGGCGTTGCAGGCATGAGTTAGTTCCCTTGCTCAACAAGTTTTGAAATTTCAGCCACAAAACGGCTAATGCCTTCCTGTGCGGCGATATTATCGTTTTTTGCGGTTATTTCATAGTGGCGCACGTAGTCATTTGGGGCCTTGCCCCAGACCTCGACCCGAAAAATGCCCAAAACGCGGGGCGTTGCGGGGCGAATTACGTCAACAACGGCGCTGGCAAGGATCTGCGTCATAGTAACCTCTGGCAGGAATATAGCATAAATACCGGAAAAACAGACTAGATCGGGTAGAGAGGGTCCAGATTACTGTTGCTTTCAAACCTCATGCTGGATTCCAGCTCCGCAGACCACTCCTCCGATCTCAGGATCAGCCCGGAATCTCTCAAGTGGCGCAAACTCATGGACACGGTGTCCACAAGGTCGTCATGCTTGCCCTTGGGAAACTGCCCGACCTGCGTAATGACCATTTCTGACCAGCTTTTGAAGGGCGAGTAGACCAATCCTTCCGCAAAAAGGTGCTGGACGCTGTAAAGGCGGGCCAGTTTGTCTTGTGATTTGGGGTCAAACATGGTTACGCCGAAGCGTGATCCTCCAAAAAGCCTGCGAAGCTCCTGCGCGACCGAGTAACCGGCGGCCTTGTTCTCAATCAGGAGCTGATCGACCTTGTAATCCCGGCAGGTTTCGGCCACCCGCGCCACAAGGTCGTGCAATTCGTATCTTCCTTGCCAGGCGTACATGAGCATGACCCGTGGCTGGGTTTCAGTGTACTGCCGGGCCATCTCGACGCGGCCCTTATTGTGCCTTGCCCCTGCGTGATTGGCTCCCATGACGGACACATCGGAGGTAAACACGCCCCAGACAGTCATGGCGGAGGGGTCATTTTCCGTCTTTGTGGTGTAGGCGGTGTCCACGGAGGCGATGATCATGTCCATGTTGGGGTAAACATTGTTTTCCCACGGCTGCCACCACTCGCGCTTGATGATGCCGCCTCCTTTTGGTTCCGGGCGCTGCTGCAATTGACCTGCGGCGGTCCAGGGGCCCATCTGTTTCTCAAGAATGGTGACTTCTCGCTCGCCAAAGCGTTCCGGCCAAAGGAGGGAGCCCTCGCGATCTTCCAGTTCAATCTGGGCTTCCGGGCTGACGGGTATCCGGTCCCCGCCAGAGGCGACGTGGACAAGGGGCTCATCTTCATCATCCAGCCCACGGGGGTCGTGCCAGCCGATGGAGGTGTAGGAGTGCCGTTGCCATTCGTAGCGCATGGGCAGGCAGAGGTGCGTCCATGAGCCTGAATCCTTGGACAGGATGTGCCCGGTAAGGTCTTCCTCGCTAAGTCTTTGCTGAATAACGATGAACGCACCTGTTTTTGGGTCGTTGAGACGGGTTGAGAGGGCGTTGTCCCACCATTCTATGGTGGCGTGAATGGTCGCCTCCGAGAACGCCTCCTGCGCGGCGTTGGGATCGTCCACGATGATGATGTTTCCGCCTTCGCCGGTCAGGGCTGAACCGACAGAGGTGCTGAGACGGGATCCGTTCTTGTCGTTGTCAAACCGGGTTTTGGTGTTCTGGTCGCCGGTCAGCTTGAACTTTTCGCCCCAGAGGGCCTGATACCACGGGCTCTCGATAAGCCTGCGGCATTTGACGCTGTCTCTGAGGGAGAGTTGCTGGGCGTATGAGGCGGTCAGGAACTGTACGCCGGGTCCGCTGGTTGGCGTGTTCCAGGGCTGTGCCCATGTCCACGCCGGATAGGCGACAGAGACGAGCGACGACTTGGCGCAGCGAGGCGGGATGTTGATGATCAGGCGCTTAATGTCACCATCGGCCACGGCCTGCAAGTGTTCTGCGACGGCCTCAATGGGCCATCCCTCCACGAATGGAGATGAATCAATGTATTTCCATGAGTTTTTAAGGAAGAGATAAAGGCTATCCTCGCAGTCAGTTTTATCCAACTCTTGAAGTTGCTTTTCAATATCAAGAGTTTGACCGTCTAACTGAAGGATAGCCATGCGTTTACCTTTTGTTTACTTATGCGTTCCGGTCTTTAATTTTCTGTCTCAGGTTTTGGGCCAGAATGTAGGCGGCGGCGGCTATTGGGGCCCAGATTGTGATAGGCCATAGCAGGGAGCTAAGGGCTACGTCTGTGGTTGTTTCCTTCTTGATGTCGGTTCCCATGAGGCCGTGCATGACGGTTGTCATGACCGCGCCAAAGCCGAGCCAGAAGAACATGAATACTGCGATGTCAAACATTTACCCCTCCTTCATATTTGCGGGCGATGCGTGAGAACAGGTCGTCGGCTGTAGCGACGTGGTTTGCGTCAAGATGTTTAACATAGTCTCTCCAGTAGGTTTCCCAAATATGTATTCCGTGTGAGTCCTTACACATGGCTTCCGCCTGGTTGGCGAGGTTTGGGTCCATCAGCCATTGCCTTGAGAGGTCAAGCGGGCAGCAGAATGTGTAAGGCAGGATGGTTCTGGTTTGTTCCAGTTCCGGTTTGTTTGCGAGGATTGCCGGGACTTCAACCCCGCCAAAGGCCCATGTTTCGGATGCGAGCGCGCCGGGCATTAGGCTGATCCATTCCTTGATGAACTGATTGTTTGGGGGGCTCATCATCAGGGCGTTGCAGACAGACATCTGGCTGGAGGTTTCCCAAGACAGGATGAGTTTGTCGCTCATGTGTTCATGCAGCGGCTTGAGCAGCAGCATGTCGGTATCCATGTAGATCCCGCCGCTGGCCAGCAGGATTTGCAGGCGCAGCAGGTCTGAGGCGTATTGGGGGTGCCTGATTGGAGAGCCCCGGAACTCGGTTGGGATGCCTATGGGGACGAGATCAACGAGATTCTTGATGTCATCCCAATGGTCGATGGTTTCTGGCGGAGCGTTTGTCCAGAACAGTATGCGGTTTGGTTTCTGCACCTTTGCCGCCATGCGGACGGCGAGGCTGTTCAGGTAAGAGAACGGCCTCGTCCTTTCGGTGACGGGATAGATGAAATGGATGATGTCAGGGGTCATTGCCGTACTTTTCCCTGATCTGTTCCAGCGATATGAAGTTAATTTGCGGCAATGTCACCTTGATGTTGCGGTCTGGTTCTGGCGGGGGCGGGGCGTCAGAACGTGGACGATCCCGGCGAACGACATTGACGAATGGTGACGGGGTTTTCTCTCCGCGTCTTGCCTTTGCGCGGCGTTCCCTTGCCTTGAGTTTCCTCATCTCGTAATCGCGGTATGGCATCAGATCATCCTTCCCGCGCCAGCGGCGCGCCCAAAAGTTACATTGTTGTCAGCTCTTACCTCGGCATTCCTGAAGCACCAGATTTCTCCGGTTTCCTGAAAGCAGACCCAGATGAGGTCGTGTTCTGGTCCGTAGTCGATCAGGATATGCGCGAGCGCCTTGCCGTTTGGCGTGACGAGCGGAATTGGCGGGTCAAGTTGCAGCATTGGTTTCCATTGCCTTTCGGATCTTGCGAATGACTGCGGCGTTGGCTCTGGACAGTCTCCAGCGGGCCTTGTCGTGGTTGCCTCCGACGCAGATGGGTTTGTGGCCGTCGATAACAGCAAAGTAGTGGTCTTTTGATTTTCGGATCGTGTAGGAGACTGGCAACAGATCCAGTTCTCTTTGAACAAGAGGATCTATCCTCATTAGCGGGTCCTTATGTCTATCTTGCAGATTGCGTTGTATTCAAATCGCCTGCCGCGATCTGTCGACATGATTGTGTATGCCCTCCCTGTCCTGATTTCTATTGACATGATGAATGTTGCGGTTGAGGCTATGTGAACGACTGACATGACCTCATTCTCCAGTTGCGGAAAAGCGACATGAGGTTTCTTGTCGTCATTGTAAAATATGAGCGCCTCTCCCTGCGAGATAAGCACAAAGAT